ATAGAATACGTTATCCATAGAACTTCGAGTTATTTGAAAAATTTAAATAATTCGGAGGTTTAACATGAAAAGACGTAGAAACGATATAAAAAATGAGATGGCATATTTTAACAAAGTGACTCAAAATATGGATTGTAAAGAAAAAATCAAGCAAGATAAGATAGAAGATAACGAAATTTTTGTAGAAGACCCCTCTGTTTCCAGCGATTTTTTGGCCGACTTTGACCTAGAAAAAGAAATCACAGACCTTAACTTGCTTGCGTGGATTGATATGATAGAAAATCCAAAACTGCATGCCGCGGTTAAGAGTTTGAGTTTAGACGAGCAGACCTTGCTCAGTTACATATTCGAAAAAAAGAAAACTCAACGCGATTTAGAAAAAACTTATAAAATTAAGCAAAGAAATATATGTAATAAAATTAATAAAATCATATGCAAGCTAAAGGGAATTTTATGCGATAGGGAGAAAAACGAAAAAACTTAAAATTTTTTTCATAATAGGGTATCAAAAATGACCCAAAAAGACTCTTTATATAATAGAGGGATATTTTTCCATATCTCTATTTGAAGCTTGAAAATCGAATATAAATATTTCAGCTATATTAAATTGTTGGACCAGCGTTTTATCGAGTGCGCCAAGACCTCATTCTGAGCGAGCGACAAACATTCAGATATAAAATTTGCATGGTAGCAAATCCGCGATGAATCCAGCAACCTATAATGATACTCCTGCCCAGCCACAGTTCGAGCGTGAAAAAACCGTCGCAAGCAATGGGGGTAGCCTCGCGATAACTTCGAGGACGTGAAATTCGTGTGCCATCAAAAGTGGGCTGAGATATTGAAAAAAATATTTGTGCGTGAAAGGAGCGGTCGAGTTATGTATGAGATTGATTATGAGCACGTAATTGATAAAAAAATCGGTGGTGTAGATGTTACCCTGTATTTTTCAAAACAGAAAAATGAAAAGCTGAAAGACATAGTTTTGGGATTGCTGTTGGATAGTTACGAAGAACGAATGCAAGATTATTTGGGAAATTGTACAATGGCTGGGTTGTAATTTTGGCTAAAATGTAGTATAATATTAATAGCACCTTGAAAATTTAACAATGTAATCTTGTAGCAAAAATCACAAAATTATTGTGAAAAAAGCATACGAGAAAGGCAGAAATACCGTGAAAAGAGTTTATTGTTTATATAGAGTGTCGACAAAAGGTCAAGTCGATAAAGATGATATTCCGATGCAACGATTAAAGTGTAATGAGTTTGCAAAAGCTCAAGGTTGGACGGTCGTTAAAGAATTTTCAGAAAAAGGCGTGTCGGGCTTTAAAGTTTCGTCAGAAGACCGAGATGCAATTCAAGAAATAAAAGCAGCAGCGTCAAGAAAAGAATTTGATGTGCTGCTTGTTTTTATGTTTGACCGTCTTGGGCGCCGTGAAGATGAAACGCCGTTTGTGGTTGAATGGTTTGTAAAACATGGCATAGAAGTTTGGAGCACGCAAGAAGGCGAGCAACGCTTTGAAACGCATGTGGACAAGCTAATGAATTACATACGCTTCTGGCAGGCCAGCGGAGAAAGCATAAAAACTTCGCTCCGGATAAAAACCAGAATGCAGCAGTTAACGTTGGAAGGCAAGTATACAGGTGGGCCAGTGCCATATGGCTATAAAAAAGTAAAAAGCGGAGAAGTTGGCAAAAAGGGACAAGAACTGTATAAACTGGCGATAGAGCCGGAAGAAGCCGAAATAGTTAGCCTGATTTTTGAAAAAACCATAAAAGAAGGTTACGGTTCACATCGTCTGGCGGAGTTTTTGAACGAAAAAGGACTGCGAACCCATCAAGGCTGTAAGTTTCAAAGCAATACAATCAATCGTATCTTGAAAAGCAAGCTGTACTGCGGATACCTGGTTTCCGGAGGGTCAACGTCACCGCTAATGAAAGAACTGCAAATCGTTGATGAAAATGTTTTCGACAGCGTGCAAAATATAATCAAACAAAGAATTGTCAAGAACGCCGAGCGAACTATTCCATTGAATACAAAAGGCAAAACGCTGCTGTCTGGAAATATTTTTTGCGCGCACTGCGGAAGCCATCTGGTTGTAACCAGGTATCAAGACCACTACATGCGGAAAGACGGCACGGAATACAGAGTTGACCAGCTGAAATATACTTGTTATCATAAGACCAGAAAACTGAACAATTGCGACGGTCAAACATCGTACATAGCTGAGACGATTGACGAGGTTATTGTGGACGTACTCAATGATTTGTTTAAGAAAATCAAAGAAACGCCAAAAGATGAGGCGTTGGAAAAGAGGTATAAGTCGCAGGTTGGTGTTTGCAAATCGAAATATCAGAAAATAGAGTCCGAGGTTGAGAAGTTAGAAAATCAGCTTCGGACTTTAAAAATGGAGATAGGTAAGGCTTTGGTCGGAGAAAGCGCATTTACCGCGGACCAGTTGAGCGAAGCGATACGTGAGATGCAGAGTAAGTTAAACGAAAAAATTTCCGAAAAAGAAAAATTGAAAGCGGAATTGGACAATAAACAGGGAGCCATGGGCAAGCTTGGTTATTATTACAACCAGTTTTTAAGTTGGGCAGAGGAGTTTCAAAACTCGACGTTAGAACAAAGAAAAATGATAGCCTGCCAGCTTATCCGAGGCGTCAAAGTAAGCCGAGGATATAATGTGAACATAGAGTTCGACATGAATTATCAGCAATTTTGCGAAGGTATGTAAGAAAAAGCAATCTACAATAAACAGATTTCCGGTATGTAAGTGCGACGTACGCTAGAGCCCTCGGCTGTTAACCGAGTTGTCGTTGGTTCAAATCCAACAGGGGGAGCCAGAGAACCCCCGTAAAACGGGGGTTTTGTTATTTCTTCAAAAGTTTAAAAGTAAAGAAAAGCTTTAATTTTTTATCAAAAATCTATTTTCAAGCGTATAACCTGGTAACCAAAAAAAAACATAAATTTTCAAGTGCTAAAAAACAGCAACAAGATTACAGCGAAAAGACATCCATTGGTGTTAAATATCGATTGGATGTCTTTTTTTGTTACAAAAAAAATGAAGGAGTGAAAAACATATGCAAACATTTTTATTAATATTAATTTTCATTTTAATAGTAATCAATTTGAAACAGGCGGATGAACTGAGAGAACTCGAAAGAAAAACACTTGATGCGTTCAAAATCGTCTGTAAGAAATTAAAACAAAATATGGAGGACAGATAAAATGCTGGATTTAATTGAGAAAACTTATCTTACACCACCAGATAACGAAGCTATCCCAGTCTTAAAGTGCTTTTTCTGCGAAGAAGATATCTGCGAAGGTCAGAACTATTACGTCTTAAACGGTTTTTATTGCTGTGAAGATTGCCTTGATATTCACTTTAAATTTACGGCTGAGCTTCCCGATTATGATTCGTAGTGCCGCGCTGCCGGCGGCAGATTCAGCGGCGCTAGCGAATAGGAAGAAATACAGAGCAGTGCGAAGCGTGCCTAGTGAGCAATGCGACAATATTTCTGACCGGGTAGCAGAAAACGCAGCCCTTGAATATCACGATTTAAAGGAGTAAAAAATATGGATCAAAGTAAATCAATTTTTGAAACATTATTTGAAATTAACGTGAACGACCATGTTGAAAAGAAGAATGGCCTATCGTACCTGTCTTGGCCGTATGCCTGGGCGGAGGTGAAAAAGCGTTTTCCAGATGCAAATTATAAAGTTTATGAAACCGAATCTGGCGGCATTTATTTTACTGACGGCAAAACTTGTTGGGTGAAAACAGGCGTTGAAATTGCTGGCATTGAACACATTGAGTATTTGCCAATAATGGATTATAAAAATAAGTCTATTAGTCTTGAGAATATCACGAGCTTTGATGTAAACAAATCGATTCAAAGAAGCTTAACAAAGGCCTTAGCTCGGCATGGGTTGGGACTTTATTTGTATGCTGGAGAAGATTTCCCCGAGATTGAAATTGAAAAAATTAGCGCCAAAGATGCAAAAATTCTTCAGAATGTGGTAAGGAACTTTGATGAGCCTGATAAATTGTATGCTACGCTCTTAAAAAAATACAACGTAAGCAGTTTTAAAGAACTGACGGTTAAGCAGCGAGTTGAAATTTTGGATGGGCTTAATGGTTTGCGAGCTCGCGCTGCCAGTGGCAGAAACAGCGAGTTCGACAAACAGGAAAAGGCACAGAGTGATGCGAATGGGAGTGAGCAGCACGACAATGCCTTTGACCGGCAACCTTAATAAATAAGGAGGCACGAGATGGAAATAAAATTCACAGTACCGGGACCACCAAAGGGCAAACAAAGACCACGAGTATGCAGGATTAATGGGCAAAGCGTGGCCTATACGCCAAGGCAGACAATAGAATATGAAAATCTTATAAGGGCAAGTTATGCAGCCGTTTCTAAAGCGAAATTCGAAAGGAATTTACCACTAGAAATCAGTATACTTGCCCTTTTCCCTATTCCGAAATATGCCAGCAAGAAAACGAGAGAATTAATGATAAATGGCCGTCTTTTTCCAACTAAAAAAACTGACGCAGATAACATTATCAAGGTTATTTTGGACGCATTAAACGGTGTCGCTTATCGAGATGATGTGCAGATTTGCAGGTTTTACTTTGATTCGCAGTGCTGCGCTGCCGGTGGCAGAAAAAGCAGCGCTGACGAATAGGAAGAAATAACGAACAATGCGAAGCGGGCCAAGCGAGCAGTGTGACTATATTTCTGACCGGGAGAAAATGTATGCCGAAATTCCAGAAACAAAAGTTTTAATAAAAAGTTATGAGGTGTGTTAATTTATGAAAACAACAAAGATTTATGATAACGAAAAAGAAGTCTACAACGGCAATTGTTATGTCAACACAGTGATTTTCAGAGGTAGAATTTACGATGAATTTAAAAAAGTTGGTCAGGACGGGATAAAGTTTTCGTTGCAATTAAGTAACGGAAAAGACCCAAAAACAAACGAATGGAACAAGCCAACATTCGCTGATTGCACTGCATTTGGAGGGATTGCAAAGCGCATTTTGAGCGAGTACAAGCCCAAAGATGAAATTTGGTTAATCGCAAAATATTACTCAAAACAGCAAGATGGCAAGTATTACAAAGGCTTTATTGTACGCGAAATCATCACTGAACAAGAGATACAACAAGCCAGTGAGTCAGTATTTGATGATTTGCCATTTTAGAGGAGGAAGTTCTAATGCAAAGAGATTTTAAAGGTATTTGGATACCAAAAGAAATTTGGCATCTGAAAGACTTGAACATTACTGAAAAAATAGTGCTGTCGGTGGTGAACACGCTTTCAGAGCAAGATGATGGTTGTTTTGCGAATAATGAATATTTTGCACAACTTTTAAATTTGAGCAAAGGACGAGTATCAAAAATAATAAATTTGTTAGTGAAAAAAGGTTACTTGGAAACAAATTTTTCTTACTACTCAGAAATGAGAAAAGTCGAAAAAAGAAAAATAAAAGTTTGTATAGAGGGTGGTCAAAAAGAACCACAAAGTACCAATTTTGAGGTCGTAAATGACCAGGGGTATAGTCAAGAACAACCATACTCCCTAGTCGAAAACAGCCAGGATATAATATATAAATATAAAAAAGATTATAATAATATATCTTCGTCGCAGATTTTTGAGGAGCCAAAAATCTGCGACAACGACGTTAAAAAGAAGAAAGATTTTGAGGCTGATAGCGACCCATATTTGCTGGCGAAATTTTTGGAAAAATGTATCACAGAAAACAATCCGAAGTTTCCGCAAAACGAATCTCAACGCCAGCTATGGGCAAAAGACTTTGATTTGATGATTCGCAGAGACAAAATTGATGCTGACGATATTGCTGAGATTATCGATTGGTGCCAGAATGATAACTTCTGGCGCAGCAACATCCTATCAGGCAAGAAAGTTCGAGAGAAGTATCAGCAGCTGGTAATGAAGATGAAGAGGTGAGCAACATAAAAATACAGGATGAAGTCGCCAAAAGCGCTGAGATGTGTGTTATTGGTGCGATATTAATAGACGAAAAAGCTCTGGTAAATGTCATGCAGACATTAAAACCAGAGCATTTCTATTTTGATGAGCTGAAAGCTACGTACCAAGCCATTTTGGAGTTATCAAGTGAAGGCAAAAGCATCGATTTTGTGTCAGTCTTGAAAAAGCTTGTTGCAGAGGGATTTTACGATGAAAAACAAGCCAAGCAGATGCTTTTAGAGTGTGCTAACTTGGTTCCGTCTATCAGCCAAGCAGAGACTTATGCTAAAACTGTTTCCGATAGCTTTAAGGCTAGAAAGTTACGAGAAATCGGCACTCGGCTAGCCTTTGACGGCGTATTTGCTGAAAACGTGGACGAGGTCTCCGAAGGGATTATGAGCGAGTTATACGAGGTGGTTTCGGAACAACACAAAAAGCAATTGAAAACTGTTGGCGACATCGGAACCAAAGTTTTTGAGGGCTACAGCAACGATGGACAAGACGTAGAAAATCGCTCACACACTGGATTTTCACGGCTAGATGAGATTCTAAAGGGTATGTCAGCTGGAAATTTAATAATTCTCGCGGCAAGACCAAAACTTGGAAAAACAGCCTTTGCTCTTTCAATTGCTGAGAATGTCGCGAAATCCGGCAAGACGGTTGCTTTTTACTCTATGGAGATGGAAAGTTCAGAAATTTACGAGCGACTACTTTCTAAGAGGGCTCAAATCCCAATGAATACGCTGATTGACCGGCGCTTTAGAGATAAGCGCCGACCTCAGAAAATCCGCGATGAAGAAATTAACAAGATTGCCGAGACTATCGATGAAATCTACAGTCTGCCGATAAAAATCAATGATAACCCAGCTTGCACGGTAAATGACATCCGGTTAGAGTCCAAATTGATTAAAAATTTAGGGCTAATTGTGATTGATTACTTGCAGCTGATGCGAAGCAAAAAAAGGTTTGAAAACCGAAATTTGGAAGTTGGTTCTATTTGCCGGGAACTTAAGTGTTTAGCTTCGGATCTTGGAGTTCCGATTTTGTGTTTGTCACAGCTAAATCGTACAAGTGACGAAAGTACTCGGCCAAGTCCGTCAGAGCTTAGAGACAGCGGTTCTATCGAGCAGGATGCCAACAAAGTTATTTTGATGTGGAGTATCGAGAAAAATTTGAATGAGCGAGGTTTGGTGGAAAGTAAGACAATTGGTGTTGATGTGGCTTTAAATCGGCGTGGCACAACAGGTGTCACGCTTTTTAATTTCAACGGAAATTACATGAATTTTACGGAGCTTGACCGCAAATATGAGGAGCCGAAAGCGAAGAAAAATTGGAGGTAAATGTTATGGACATTAAGTTGGTGAAAAACTTGCTGGGAAAGATTGTCTATTACGACACTGGACAGATAAATTTTGACGGTTGTACCATAAAAGATTTTATTTTTACAGCGTGTATTTTGAGAAAAAAGAAAAATGGACCGCTATATTACCAAGCAGAGCTAATGGATACTGAGTGCAAAAACTCGGTGATAATTGTTCCGCTTGAAAAAGTATTGACTAAAAGTGAAGTGTGAGGTGAAGCGTTTTGACGAAAAAAGACCAGCGTGACGCTGGACCCAAGTTCGCGCCAAAGTATGCAGAAAAATCTCAGAAATCTGAACGCGCAATGACTTCGCGTGAACTGAAAAATTTGTACTACTTGAAAAAGGAAATAAAAGAACAACAGCGTCGGATTGCCGAGCTAGAGGCTGTCGCAACTAATTGTTCAACAAAAATTACTGGTTTACCAACAGGCAAAGGTATCTCGGACAAAATCGGCAATTATGCGGCTCAAATTGCGGATTTAAAAGCTCTGTTAGACCTTAATTTGAAGAAGTGTTTTTATGAACTGAACCGACTTGATAGGTTTATTCAAAGTATTGAGGACCCACTTTTGAGGCAAATATTAACATGTCGCTTTGTGAATGGCTATAGTTGGAGGAAGATTACATTTCAAATTGGTGGTGGAAACTCTGTCGATAGCGTAAAAAAGAAATTATATAGATATTTAAAAAAGTAATTAAAGTTGTCCCTTTTGTCCCTTTTTATCGTGATAATATGTTATTGTGAAAGTTTTTCACAGCATTTCTCAATAAAGATTTGGGTTATCGGCTAGCTTTTTCGCGTGCAAAAGTTCTTGTTATTTTAAGTGAGCTTTGTGCGCGACTTGCGTGTCGAGGCTCTCGACGAGCGTCGGAATACAGGCGCTCTGCTTTTATTTAAAAATGGAGGCGGAACCAATTCAGAAATCATGCCAATATTGCGGAAGAATCCATGCTGAGGGACATATTTGCAGTAAGAAACCGATTAAGCGGAAGAAAATCGATGATGCAGTAAGGTTTAGAAGCGGTGCAAAATGGCAAGCAAAGAGGCAGCAAATCAAGAAACGAGACAATTATTTGTGTCAGATATGCATTCGAGAATTGTATGGTACTTGGCGTAAATACAACTGTGAGGACTTGCAGGTTCATCATATCGTGCCAATCAACTCAGACGAAGAACTTAGGCTTGACGATAACAACTTGATTACGCTGTGTTCGATGCATCACGCGATGTGCGACAGAGGCGAGATTCCTTACGAGGAGGTCAAAGAGATAATAAAACAGCGAGAGCAAAGCCCCCCAGTCCACGAGTAAAAATGTTAAAAAATGGCTCTACACCGACAGCCCTCCTAAATTTACACCAACTAAACTAAACCTGAATTTTTTGGAGTGCGTGGCCGCACGGGCCAAGTCGCGAACGAGGCTTTAACGGCGATATTAAGCCGTTTTGCTCGCGGTTGAGAATCACCGTAAACTTCAAAGTTGATTGGCGCCAGTGCCAAGTCGCGAACCAAGATTAGCTCAAAATTTTAGCTTTTTCGCTCGCGGTTGGGAATCACCGTAAACTTCAAGGTTGATTGATGCACCGGGCCAAGTTGCGAACCAGACTTAAACGGCGATATTAAGCCGTTTTGCTCGCGGATGAGCCTAATTTTACGATTGACATTCAAAGGAGGAAAAACACACATTGAAGATAGAAAAGATAAACATAGATGCAATTAAACCCTATGAAAACAATGCAAAGTTACACCCAGCCGAGCAGATTGAGCAAATAAAAAAGTCCATCCAGGAGTTTGGGAACAACGACCCAATCGCGATTGATGAAAACGGTGTCATTATCGAAGGACACGGGCGCTACGAGGCCTTAAAACAGCTTGGTTTTGATGAAATCGAAATTATCAGGTTGTCGCATTTGAGTGAGCAGCAGAAAAAAGCTTACATTTTGGCGCACAACAAACTCACGATGAATACTGGCTTTGACCTCGATGTGCTGAATTTAGAGCTTGATAACATTCTGGATTTTGATATGACGGATTTTGGCTTTGAACTTGCGGATGAGACGCAAAATCTTTGCGAAAACTTTATAGACGACTTGTTAGAAAAAGAGCTTGGCCAAAGGAAAATCGAGCAAGACAGCTTCAAAATGACGCTAATCTTCCCTCTTGAGTACAAAACTATCGCTGAAGAATACCTCGCTTCAAACGGTAAGCAAAAACTGATTGCGCTGTGCTTGGCCGAAATGGGGGTAGGATGATGCCGGAATGCGGAACACAGTGCTATTTGTGCGATTTGCCGGTGCGTTTTGATAACTATAGCGGATGTTCTCATGCGTGCAGTTACTGTTTTGCCCGGCACAGAATCGACATTTCTCAAATTTCTAAAAAAGAAACTTCAAAGGCGCTAATGAATTTCATTAGCGGCGCAAGAACGAAAGAAACCAACTGGTGTGATTGGGATATTCCATTGCACTGGGGTGGGCTCTCTGACCCGTTTCAGCCGTGCGAGAAAAAATATCTCAGTTCATATAAATGTTTGAAAATTTTTGCGGATGAAAATTACCCGTTTGTTGTGTCAACTAAAGGCAAAATCATCGCTAACAAAGAGTATTTAGACCTCATAAAAAACTGCAACTGCGTCGTTCAAATCAGCATGGTCTGCGACAAATATGATGTGCTCGAAAAAGGCTGTCCAACCTTTGCTGAGCGGTTAAAAATTTTAGAAAGCGTGTCAAGGGTCGCGAGAAGAACCATCGTCAGGGTGCAACCGTATATGCGAGAAGTTTTTTTAGACGTTTATAAAAACTTGCAGCTGTTCAAAAATGCTGGCGCCTACGGGGCTATCATCGAAGGGATGAAATTTAAGCGGAAAAAAGACGGTTTAGTTAAGATTGGCGGCGATTTTGTTTACCAGTATGAAGATATAAAAAAAGATTTTCTGGAGCTAAAACAGAAGTGTCACTCGATTGGCCTAAAGATTTACGCTGGCGAAAATCGAATTCGTAGTCTGGGCGACAGCTTGACCTGTTGCGGAATCGATGGCCTTTCTGGCTTTCAGCCGAACACATTCAATTTGAATCATATTTTAAACGGTGACAAAGTCCTGCCGTCGCCGCAGCAAAAGACGGATGGAACTGCTGGCTGCTTTCAGAGCCTCTTTCAAGACAGTTTGCGGGCTAGAATGTGCACGAAAAACAGCTTTGCGGACTGGATGATTTATTATTACAAAAACCGAAAAAAACAAATGGACGCAGTTTTTGGGAAATCGAAAATTTAGGAGGTAAAAATGGCACAAATAAATTTAAATGAGCAAGCAAGACAAATACTGAAAATTGCCGAGGAATACGGTGTTGAGCAGAATTTTTTCTTCATAACGACGTTCAAAAGATATCAGGTTCAAATCGGGATTTTGACTGACCTCGAGCGAACAATTAACGAAGAAGGTACGCTGGTTACGAAAGAATACGTTAAGGGACGCAAAAATGTTTATTCGCACCCGGCAATCTCCGACTACAACCGAACCACAGACAGCGCGAATAAGACGGTCGTAACGCTGATGAAAATAATCACGACGCTGCGTGACCGGCAAGATAGCAATGAGCCAGACCCATTGCTTGAACTCTTATCAGGGCGCGCTAAATGATTGTCCATCAAAGCTTTCAATATGCTCAAAACGTGGTAAACGGGACTATTCCGGCACCTAAATACGTCATTAAACAGTGCCAGAAGTTTTTGGAAATCTGTGATGGAAAATCAGAAAAGTATTTTCTTGATGAGCAAAAGCTGCGGCAAATTGAAAATATTTTAAAGTTACTCGTAATGCCGCGAGGCCTTAAGGCTGGGAGCAG